CTGTTGTCGGAAGACGAGGCTGCAGCCGTTTTGCAACGCGGCGGATCGACACACGCGACCGCCCGAACCTTGCGGTGGCTCATGCAGCAACCGGGCGCACCATCCCGCGCAGACTTCCAGATTGACCTCGCCGCCGTCGCGGACTTCCTACGGCGGACTGCGAGGCGATCCGCGCCCGGCCTGAAAGGAGCGGCGGCACTTTTCGACAGGATCGTGCCGGAACACGCCCGCCCCCGCGCCTTGACATACGCCGAACGGCAAGCCAAGAGCCGGGCGAAGTCGTCACACGGCGACATAGCCGCAGACCTTGACGCCGCATTTGCCGCCGTGGACTGGAAACGCCGCCACCGGGCAGAGCGTGATTTCCTGTTTTTCCTGAAAACATACTGCACGTCGGACGACCCGAACGACGGCGCGTTCCTTGAAATCCCGCCGCCGCCTGAAATGCGCCCGATCATCCGGGACATGGAACAGGCAATCGGCGACGCGTCCATCCCCTACCACATCCGCGTCGCCAGAGGCCACGGCAAGACGGCATACACAAAAGGCGGAGTGCTTTGGACTACCGCAACAGGCCGCCGCCGCTACGTCGTCGCCGTCGCCGCGAACGACGAAAACGCCGAAAACATCATCGAGGACGTTTTCGCGTGTATGACCCAAAACCCGGCGTTCGTTCAGGACTTCCCAGAAATCGCCCTGCCGTTCCTGAAACTGGATGGCGCATACCAGCGGTCGAAAACCCAGAAGTACCACGGCGTGACGACGAAGCCGCGAAAGTCAGCCGGGAAGATCGTGCTGCCGACAATCTTCGACCCGCGCACGGGCCTCCCGTTCCCGTCGTCCGGCGTGATATTGGAAGCCGTCGGTTTCAACGCCGGGGCGCGTGGAAAGTCGAAAGGCATCCTCCGCCCGGACTTTATCATTTTTGACGACTTGCAAAACGACGACGCGGCGCAGAGCGAAGGACAGGTCGGCAAGATGGCGAAGAAAATCAGAAAGACCTTCATGGGGCTTGCCGGACACCGCAAGAAGATCGCGGCAATTATGACCTCGACGCCGATTGAGGCCGACGACCTTTCCGAGACGTTCGCCGCCGATCCCGGATGGAAGACGAAAACGTACAAGATGGTGCTGGCCTGGCCCAAGTGCCACAACCCGGATGCGACGACCGAGGAACGAAAAGGCGTCCGCGACTTGTGGGAGGAATATTGGGACATTTACCAGACCGAAAAGGCAGAAGACAGGGAGCCGCACATTGCGGCCAATCGCTTCTACAGGAAGAACCGCAAGGCGATGGACGCGGGCGCGTCCGTCCTGAATCCGCACAACTTCGACCCGGACACCGAAGTTTCGGGAATCCAACACGCCATGAACATTCTATTCCGCGACGGCCTTGAAACGTTCATGAGCGAATACCAGATGAAGCCGCCCCGCGACGCTTTCGCGTTCGAGATTTCGACCCGCCTGATCCTGTCGAGAATCCGGCGCGGCGTTTCGGCATTGACGATCCCAGCCGACACCGTGCTGACCGTTGCCGCGACCGACATAAATCCCGGCTACGCCATAACGACAACGGTGCAGACTTTCGACATAAACCTGACCTCGTTTGTCACGGCCTACCACGTCACGCCGATCAAGATACCCGACCGCGTGAACGACGTGGAATTTGACAAGCGGCTGACCGCCGCCCTGAAAGCAGAGGGCGAGAAACTTGCCGCGCTCGGAATCAAGATCGACAAGTGGGGCATCGACGCGGGCGGGCGTCAATTCGCAACCGCCACCAAATTCGCGGCAATGGCCGAAGCCGAAATCGGGATCCCGGCGGTTGCCATGTTGGGCCGCGCCGGGCAGAACTGGAACCCGAACGTCCGCTCCAGAATCCGCGACGAGAAGAACGCGACCATACTTTGCCGCGATCCGCAGCGTCGCAAGTGGTTGGCATGGAACGCCGACGAGTACAAGGAGAAAGCGCAAAAGGCATGGGGGACAGAAACGGGCGGCGCGGGCGGTTTGTCGATTTACGACGGCAAGGCCAACCACTACAAATTCGCCGCGCAGATTGCGAACGAACGGCTGAAGTCGAAAACGAAGATACGCGGCAAGGACGGGCGCGACTGCTATGCCTACAAATGGATCACCAAGAATCCGCACGACTACGGCGATTGCGTCGCCATGTGCTACGCGCTTGCCGGAGCCGACAACATAACAGGCACGAACACCCAGACAACCCACAGTACAAAAAACAGGAGGAAGGTTTACAATGGCTAAAAACAAGCGCAAGGTATATGGCGAGGACGAGACGGGCAAGGCCGCAGAGGTGAGGCCGTGCGCCGTTTGCGGTTGCCGCCACTTCGACGTTTACCGCAAGGACGCGACGGGTAAAGTATTAAAACGAATCTGCCGGAATTGCGGCACGGTAGTCGCCGCCACCTGAAAGACCGCGCCGAGCGTGTGCGACGAATACAAACATGAAAGTAGCCATTCACAGCGTTGACGGCCACAACTACCCGAACCTCGCGCTCATGCGCATTTCGGCATGGCACAAGGCGCAGGGCGATTTTGTGGAATGGTTTTCACCGCTCATGTCATACGACCGCGTTTACGCCTCAAAAGTTTTCACATTTACGCCGGACGATCCATATCTCCCAGCAGACGCGATCCGTGGCGGAACTGGCTACAATGCTACCGCAAAACTTCCGCCGGAAGTTGACGCCATGCGACCAGATTATACGATATACCCGCAATTCGACGCCGCGTATGGATTTCTAACACGCGGATGCGTCAACAAGTGTCCGTGGTGTGTTGTGCCGCTCAAAGAGGGCGGCATTCGCATTGCTGGCGACATTGAAGACATTTGCAACACAAACACGGGATTCAGGCGCAAGGCAATTTTGATGGACAACAATTTTCTCGCCGCTCCGATTGACTTTGTGAGAGATCAGACGGACAAAATGAAACGGCTCGGCATAAAAGTTGATTTCAACCAAGCGACCGACGCTCGATTGTTTGACGATGAACGCGCAGAGATAATGGCCAGAGTGCCGTGGCTTTCAATGGTGCGTATATCATGCGACACCGACGCCATGCTTCCGCATTGCGTAAAGGCAATGAAAGCATTACGCGCTTTCGGGTGTAAGAAGGATATTTTGGTTTATGTTCTGGCAAAGAACGACGGCATAGATTCTGCGCTTCACCGTATTTACGGGCTTATGGCAGCGGACAGGAGAGCCGTTCCGTTTGTCATGCCCTACCGATCCTTGACGGACAACACCGTCGTGCCGTCCGCTGAACTGCGCAGGCTTGCGCGTTGGTGCAATCGTTCTTGGATTCGCAAGAAGTGCAGATTTCAAGACTATAACGCATAGTAATTCCTTCTGCCTGTTTTTGACCGCCGCGCTAATGGTGAGGAAAGGCTCGAAAACATGGCAGACAATACAACCACAACAGACGCGGCAACAGCCCCCGGCGTGACCGACTCCGATTTCGCGGAGGCGGTGTCGAATCCGTCGTCGTTCAACGTCGAGGGCTTATCCCAGACAAACCGCCCCCTCTCCGAACTCATAGCCGCCGACAAGTATCTGCGCAAGCGCAACCGCGCCGCGTGTCGTCGTCACCCGCTTTCCGGGATCGGAATCGCCCACGTCGTGCCGCCCGGCCCATAAGAAGGAGCGCAAGAAATGGCGAAACACCACAGAGCAACATTCGACGGCGCGACCGTTCGCGCCCGTTTCGACAACGCAAGGAACACGCCGGAAACCGCCGCCCTGTTCCGCGAGGCAGACTCGCTTGCGATGATCGCCGCGTTGTCCCCGTCCGTCCGCCGGATCGTGCGCGACCGCGCCCGCTACGTCGTCTATAATTGTCCTTACGCATGGGGAATACTTGACACGTATGCGACCGACGTTGTGGGGCCGTGGCTTTCCGTTTCGTTCCCACGCGGCAAGATCACGGAGGAAGTGCGCGACGAGATCACGAACGCCTTTGACGAATGGGCGTTAAAAGTTGACCTTTGGGAAAAACTGAAAACCCTTGTCCGTGCCAAGACGACGGACGGCGAGGCGTTCGCCCTGTTCTACACAGACCCGACAATCGTTGACGAGACGAACGCCGTCACCCTGAATCTTGCAACGCTGGAGTGCGACCGCGTTGAATCGTGGACGGAGCGGTTGACACGCGAGAACGAAACCGACGGCATCCGTTTCGATCCATACCGCCACCCGACGGAATACCGCGTCCTCAAATACCACCCCGGAGACTATCGCACAATAAAGAACATCAAGAGCCGGGCGGGCGATTGGATCAAGGCGGCGAACGTCATCCACTACTTCGAGGTGCTACGGCCCGAACAAGTGCGCGGCGTTTCCGATTTCGTTTCAATGCTGGATATTCCGGCAGAGCAAAAGGCATACCGCGCCGCCGTCACGACGACCGCGACGAACGCCGCGTCCGTTTCCGGCGTACTTTCGACAGATCAGGTGCCGGAGTGTTTCGACGACAACGACGAAAGCCTCGGCAAGTGCGCGATGGAGGTGAAGCCGAACACCGTATTTATGGCGCAGCGCGGCGCGTTTGTGTCCTTGCCGGAAGGTTGGAAACTCACACAGTTGCAAGCGCAGCAGCCGACCTCGCTTTATAACGATTTCGTCCGTTCGCTCATTGCTGAAATGGCGCGGTGCCTGTCAATGCCCGTAAATATCGCAATGTGTGACTCGTCGCAGCACAACTTCGCAAGCGCGAAACTCGACCACACGACCTACGGCAAGAAAATCCAGAGCGTCCGCTCGACGCTTGTCACGAAGGTACTCGACCGCATTTTCGCCAAGTGGCTGGAGGAATACAACATCCTCAAGCCGCAAATGCCCGCAACGCTTGCGGCCTTGCGCCGCACGGAGTGGCTATTTGCGGAACGCGGAAACACGGACGTGATGAAGGACGCAAGCGCGGACAACACGCGCCTCGGCAACGGCACGACGAACTACCAGACCTTGTACGGCAAGGACGGCAAGGACTGGAAGCGCGAAACAGACCAAGCCATAGACGAGAAGGTACACATCCTCGTCCGTTGGCGCGAGAAGTGCCGCGAGAACGGACTGCCGGAGGACACGCCGTGCCCGTTTTTCGCAAAGGGCGGAGCGACACCAGCCGCGCCGACCGAAGACCAACTCGAACACGACACGCAGAAAAAACCAAACAACAAGGCGTGACGTTTTGACCGCCGCGCTAAAGGTAGAAAGGAACAGACAATGCCACCTGAAAAAATAGCCGAACTTATCAAGAAGACAATCGCCGCGACTGGAACCGTCGCGCTTGTAGCCGCGCAGGGTGAAGAAAAAGACCCGAACGGAAACAAGAAGATGACCATCGCCGCGTACAATGGCGGACTGATGAACGTCGGGTGGGGCTTTCCCGTCGGCATTGACCTTGCCGGGCTGAAATGGCGAGACGACAACGCCGTCCCGATCATGTGCCTCCATGAGACGAACAACATCGACGCAATTTGCGGACAGGCGACCAAGATTTCGCACGACGGCAAGACGCTGACCATCGACGCGGACTTCATGCCCGTTTCGGAAGACGCCAAGAAGGTGCATGAACTGGCAAAGGCCGGGTTCAAGTTTCAGGCGTCCGTCGGCGTTTCGCCGTCCGACGTGCTTTTCGTTGGGGAGAATGAATCCTACAACTTGAACGGGGCAGAGGTAAAGGGTAAGTGCTACATAGTACGCGCCGGAACGCTCCACGAAGTTTCCATCGTCCCATTGGGGGCCGATGGTGAAACAAAGACGGCCATTTCGGCCGCTTCCAAGAACAACACACAGAAGGAGGGCATAATGCCTGACGACAAGAACAAGACGGTGCCGGACGGCACCGCAACCGTGGAGGCGGCACAGACCGCAGAACGCGAGCGCGTCGCTTCCGTAATTGCCGCGTGCAAGGGACATGACGACATCATGGCCCAGGCCGTGAAGGAGGGCTGGACTGCCGAAAAGGCGGAACTCGCTTGCCTGAAAGCCGAAAAGGCCGCAGCAGAAAAGGCGAAGATCGAGGCAGGGCGTCCCGGCGCACCCGCGATCATCGACCTCAAGGCGTCCGCGCAGAAGGACGTGAAGACCGTCACCGCCGCCGCTTGCATGGGCGCGGCAATGAACGACAGCGCAGTCGAGGCCGCGTTCAAGGGCGTCGATCTTGACGCCGCGCACGACCTCAAGGTGACCCGCCTGTCCGACATTTTCGCCGCTTTCGGTATCACCTACCGACCGGGCAACGATGACGAGATGAGCAAGGCACTCAAGGCCGCGTTTTCGTCCGCCGACATTCCGAACGTTCTCTCCAACGTTGCCCGCAAGTTTGTCCTTGTGGGATTTGGAGCGGTTGGCGAGGGTTGGCGTGAGATTTCGCGCCCCGTCGCCGTCACCGACTTTAAGGCGGTCAAGGGCGTTCGCCTTGTCATGGGCGGACTTCTGAAACCCCTCAACAAGCACGGCGAGTTGCAGCACGTCGATCTTTCCGACGACGCCCGCACGATTCAGGCCGCGACGAAGGGCTCCATCGTGGGTGTCACCCGCGAAGACCTCATCAACGACGACCTCGGTGTGCTTGCCGCGATCCCGGAGCGTTTCGGCCAGATGTCGGGCCGCACGATCAACAAGGACGTTTTCGGCGTTCTCTCCACCACGGGGAGCGACTACGGCGCGAACACGTCCGGCGCGTTGAACCTTGCGAACCTTTCCTCCGCCTACGCGCTTGCAATCGCGATCAAGGACGGGAACGGCGATCCGCTCGGCCCCATGCCCGACCGCATACTTTGCGCCCCCGGCAACTACATCGCCGCGCTGAACATCTACCAGTCGGAACTGGTCACGGGCGCGTCGTCCGAAAAGGGCAAGGCGAACGTGTTGCGCGGCGTGTTGAAGCCGATCACGTCGCCGTATCTCTCCGGCACGGCCTACCGCCTGTTTAACACGGCGTTCCCGCTTGTGGACGTCGCGTTCCTCAATGGCGTCCAGACGCCGACCGTCGAGACGGCAACCGCTGATTTCTCGCAGTTGGGAATCCAGATGCGTTGCTACTACGACTTTGGCGCGTCCGCTGGCGAGTTGAAGGCCGCCGTCTATTCGACTGGCGCGTAATCCAACGCGGGAGCGGCGGAGGGTTGATCGTCCTTCACTCCGCCGCGACCGCAACCGTAAAACATCCAACACAAACCGAAAAAGAAAAGGGCTATCTCTTCTACTGCGGCCAAGTTCCGCAAGACGGGCGACACGCTCGACTACACCGCCGGGGCCAACATCCCCGCTGGGAAGATCATCAAGGTGGACGGGCTGCTTTGCATTGCCCTTTCGCCTATCGCCAACGGCGCGACTGGCGCACTCAAAGTGCTTCAGCGCGGCGAGGTTGTCGAAGTGACGACCAACGAGGCCATCGGCTCCACGAACGCGGGCGTCGCGATTTACGTGGACTCGGACGGCCTTGCCACGAAGACCTCGACGAGCAACACGCTCCTCGGGTACACCCGTGCCGCCGTCGGATCGACCGACCTGTCGTTTGAGGTCGTTTG